GTCGTTATTCGGATTAGACGGATCGGAGATCACCAAGATGTTGGCGACATAATGCAGACGACGCTTGCGCTCGCGAACAAGATCCTTGTCAGAATCAAGTCCCGAATTCCAAAGCTTTGAATTGAGCTCAGCAACAGGATCCTTCTGACCGATAGATGTCAGAGAGTTCTCGATGTACCACTTGCCCGTGGGCCCCTTGAAGCCATGGTTCCAATAACGGACCCAGGGAAGTTCCTCGCCCTTCGGCGCAGGAAGAAAGCGGATCACGGCATAACCGTTACCGGCCTTGTCAACAGTCGGGCTCCAGAGCGTATCGTCCTTATAGGACTTTTCGCCACCGCCATTGCCAGCGGCTTTAGCAGCCTGCGATTGCAGGTGCGCGATTTGGTTTGCGGAGCGATTCTTTTTTAGGTCAGCGAATGACATAGTATTTTAGTGTATGATTGCGTATGGTATTGTATGTTAGCGTCCTCCGTTTGCAAACCTTTTCAGCACAATTTGCTTGCACTTACTAATGTCTACGTTTTGACGGAGAAAGGGCCGGTATTTTCGGATCGACTTCTCAAATTCTGGCCAGAAGATCGTCTCTGTTACGTTCTGATGCTTCATGAAGTTGAGTAACTCATCGAAGACTGTTACTGTCTCTTTTGAGATTTCGTTTTCACCGAAAAGCTTGACTACCTTGGGATGATCCGCGCCGTTCGGAGCAAATAATTGGTCGAACGACAGCGAGTTCTTCTCGCAGTAGTCAGCAAGTTTATCGACTTCACTGGTAAAGAAGTATGTGAACGAGTCTCGCTTTTTGAGCCAGTCTCGGTATACTTCCTCGCCCGTGTTATCGAGCAGGTTGCCCGCCCAGGTGCTGCGTCCCCATTTAGAGAAGTTAGCAACTAAGAAGTCAACCAAAGTCTTTTGATCGGGATACTTCTTTGCAAGCTTAGCAAAGTGAAAGCGATCCTGTCTTTGAAGGAACGACTTCTGTGTAGCAGAAGTTCTGAAGTTGTACTTTAGAGCATCGTATGATTCGGACTCAAAGTGCAGCTTCAATGCAGTATATATCTGATATGCCTCCCAGGGCTGCATCAGTCGTCATTCCGATTCAGTCGGTGTGCTGTCCAGATCAAGTTTGTGTAGCCATCCTCTTCTTTCTTGAATCCTATGAGCGACCTTAGTCGATCAATGAATCCATCAGAGGTATGACAAAGCACTCCGTAGTTCTGCAGCTCATCGTACTGTTCTTGAGTGATTACTCCATTTGCGTGGGCAGAATTCAAGAATGCAGTAACTGCACACTGACCGTTTTTCTGTATGTCATTCTGGCCTAGGCTGTAGATCTTCATCTTAGCGGAAGCGACGAATCAGTGCGCTGCGACGATACTTGATGCCATTATGCTTACGACCATTACCAAACGCGCCTTTCGTCACAGCAGGATGACGGCCAAGCTTGATGCGGCGAATCCCAGTAGTTGCAGGCGTATAAGCGGTTAACGTGCCATCCGGATTAGCGGTGATAGAACCGGGCATCGGATCTACGGGTTGCGAATAGCCAGAGGTAGGTACTTCAGTGTTGGTATTATTGCTCATAAAAAGTTGTTCAGCGAATTAGACTTAGGAAGAAGATTAGATGCCATACCCTCAGCTTCAATCTTAGCTTTAATCGACGGCACGATCAGCTTACCAATATCAGCAGGATCGATCTGATGCTCATTGCAGATATGCAGCACCGCCTCGATATAAGTCATCTTCTCAACTTTAACAAGTTCTTCTACTCGTTGAGTTAATGTAGTTTTAGTTAAGATGTTATCTAACATTAGTTGTGATTCCAAGATGATATAATACAGCTTTGATTAAATCTTGTAAAGGATAAAGCTATTAGCTATTAATCTTTCTTATCAAATACTCGCAATAGCACTACGTCCTCATTGATTCGTACCTTGGGTTTGCCTTCCTTAGTAGTCAGCTTATCCCAGGCCTTTTCAATCTGCTTAGCGGTATTATTCAGCACAACCTCCAGGAATTCGTTGGGTTTGCGCAGACGAGTACAACGACTATTGGTTTCATCGACGTTCTTAAGAGAGGTACCCTTGATCGAGAAACCTTCTGCCGACTGAGCAACATAGTCAAGCAGCATACGCTTCTTGGTATTGAATGCTAGCAAACGATATGCACCAACAACTCGTGTCGGATTAATCGATGCAATCTTATACTCGGTATCTTCCTTACGATACTTGAGCTTAGTAATCTGCTTGTCTGCTGACTTGGTGCGCTTCTTGCGAGGTGCACGAGTCGCTTTTGCAGCATGGCAGTAACGGTTCAAATCAGCGAGCATCTGCTCTGTTGCATCGATTCGATCACGCAGCTCAGGACCTGTCAGATAGCGATAGCCTTCAACCAGATCAGGATCGGTCTTGTCACGCGCAGCAACCATTTCATCGCGCTGACGAGTCAGCCAGCGTTCAACCAGCGGGCAAGCTAGGGAGGATAGATCGTGTCCGTTCATCGTCTCATATAGATCAATGCGTCGCACCTTCTGACCCTTGGTTCGTATCCAGTCATCAAGCAAAACATCAAGATCCATGATGACTGTGCGCTTGGCTTTAGCCTGTAGCAAAACCATCGGCGAAACAGCTGGCGCAGTGTCTATTGCCACAGTATCTGGCTGCTTTGCACGCTTACCTTCTGCAATGGCCTTGACCAGTGCATCAGAGACAAACGCTGCATCAGAAGGCTGATCCTTTTCAAGTTCAGGATGCAGCTGCGGCATACCTCGGTTCATGCAGATGCACAGCGTGCCGGCAGTAATACCCGGTAGATAGTCGGGCGCAGCTTTTACTGCAGCAATGTCATCCTTCGGGTAGCCATTGCGCTCCATCCACTCAAAGACAGCACCTTTCGTCTGCACTGCATCGAGATAGTAGTTGTAGAAATTGAATGCACGAGAACGTTCTTTCTTGAACTTCTCCAGATCCCAACGCTCCCAACCATCCCAGACAGGCTCATCGCCCGTATACCGAGTATCGATAGCGCGGATCTTGTAGCTTGTGTTCGGAACTTTTGCTTTGCGCGCCATATTAGATCAGGTTCAGATTTACCTCAAGCGGCGCGGGTGTGTAACCTGTGACTGAATCGACGCGAAACGAGCGCCAGCCATCTGAATCAAGATCGTAGACGCGAATGACATCCAGATTCTCCTTGAGTTGCTTTGTGCCCTTGGGATGCTTGTCCTCTGGTACGAGAATGTCGTTGAGCGTGCAGCGCATATCTCGCTTGGTTCCATCAACCTTAGTGAATGTCACAACAACCGGATCTCCGGCGCGAAGAACTTCGAGCAGCTGCTCGCGAGTGTATTTAGTCTTAGTCATAGTGTAGATCCTGCCATAAACGGCACGGAATGTAAATCAAAAAGTTCTGTCAAATGAGCCTACCTCAATCTGAGTTGAAGTATCTTTTTTATGTTAACTAGGCCAACAGTGTCATCTTGTGAACGAAGGCCGAAACGTATATCTTGATCTACTTACTAGAAGTAGGCTCATTTCACAGAACAAAGGTATTTATTCTAGCGAGTTTTTAGAGGGCTTTAGCGACCTTGTTCCAGTACGCCTCGAGGTTGCGCTGTTTCGCATCACCGAGAGGGGCGCTAGCTCGCTTCCATGCGCCCGCTCCGCCGTTCCAGATGAACGCCAACTCCTTGTTGGTCGCATCACGGCCGGTCGTTTTGCTAATGTGTTTAGAGTAATGACTTAGCACAATCTCAGCAACAGCGCGTGCCTTAGTAGGGTCGAACATCTCACGATGCGTAAAGTGCTTACCAGACAGGCGGTTAGCCTCGGCGACAGTAATCGCATGGATTTGCAGGATACCAAACGCCTTGCCAGAGTCGCCCACTGCATTCGCTTTGCCATTCGACTCGACGCGGATCAATGCATCAATCAGACGCGACTGGTCGGCAGCAGCCGCGGCGGACGTCAGAGCAAGAAGCGCAAGTATCATTTTCATAAGACTATACTACACACCCTGAGCTAAAAGTAAAGCTATTTGAATTGCGTAACCCGTTGATAGCCAACGGGCACGCTAGATTGTTCTAACCCGTTGGTTAGCAATTAGTTGCACCAGTAGGCCTCATCGCCCACCGAGCAGCCGTACGGAGTAGCAACGTCTTCCTTGACGAGAGCGCCGTTCATTGCGCTACGCACGTAGTGGTAATCACTTGCGTTCTTGCCAGCCTTGAGACGGTCACGAAGACGCTTGGAGAGGTCGGAAATCTTGACAGTGACCTTCTTGTCGTCATTCTTCGCACGACGCGGCACGAGTACAAGCTCCACGCCATTGTTTCGCGTGATCCGATAGCGGACACCGTTGTACTTGACAGTCTTCAGTTCGTTTTTCATCATGGCAATATCCTACACAAATGGCTCAAAAAGTACAGGACAGAAAAGTTTGTAACCCGTTGATGCTCAGTACGACATCTCCCAGCGGTTAAAACTGCCACAAGTAACACAAGATTCATAGAGTTCCGACCATGTTTTCTCAGTGGTCGGCAGAATCGTAGAAGCAATGGTGTGACCAATGCGGTTTTGAGTCGTGGCAATCACTTGCCGTTCGCGCGGCAAAAACCTGAGCGCAGTACGCTCATCACCAGCCCATGACTTAGAAACGAACATAGTGACGACATTGGTACGAGCGGCGAGTTGCTTAGCATTCATCATGGCAATATCCTACACAAATGGCTCAAAAAGTACAGGAAAGAAAGTTACGTAAGTAACTGACTATCAGTCATTCACTATAGTAATGCGAGTGCCATCGAAAAGATTGTCGGTATAGCACTTGAATTCGCCGTCCCACCCGTCTTCGTACCCAGGCGCGTTGGTATCGATCTCGTAGAAACGAGTTTGCCCAGTACGAATGGAAGTAATGGCAAACCGGCTGATGTTCTCATGGCGATTGCTGAGCAAATCGCTGATATCGGCGACGCCATGCGTGCCTTTCCAGGTGAATTGATCCGAGGTAAAGTAGTGCAGTTTCATTATCACTACACTACATACCTTGAGCTAAAAGTACAGGACAGAAAGTTACGTAAGTCGTTGGTATTACTTAGATGTCGCTCTATAGACGCCATCCCACTGTTCGCCTGGGTCATTGTCGCGCAGATACTCGATTCGCTCGGTCATCATCTCGTAGTATCCAGCTATGAAATTCATGTTAGATGCGAGCATCTTGGCCTGCGCGGTGGCTTTCTTCCACTCGCGTGCTCGGTAAAGTGATAGAAAAAGCTCGTGCTCGGCAAGCATAAGATTAGTACCCTTGTCAAAGACTGTGTAGATCTTCACACCTTCTTTCTTGCCTTTGACCGCAATGCAATCAAGCTCGAGTGTAGGAAAGACATCTTTCACACGCTCGCGCGTGAGAGGTCCTAGCACGATTTTGACACCGTACGGTTTTGACTGACCCTCGAGGCGTGATGCAAGATTGACATGGTCGCCCAGACAGGTGTAGTCGAACCGCTGCTCAGATCCCATATTGCCCACGACTACAGTACCGGTATTGATACCTAATCCCATGCCGAAAGCAGGGACACCTTCCTTCGCAATTTCCTCATTGAATGCCTTTAGACTACCCATCATCTCAAGTCCTGTCTCGACAGCATGGATGGCATGAGAACTGTCATCGAGCGGAGCATTCCAGAATGCCATCTGAGCATCTCCAATGTACTTGTCAAGCGTGCCTTTCTTTTCGATAATCGAGCGCGTCATTGCAGTCATGTAGCGATTCATAATCTGCGTCAGACCCTGCACGTTCTTTCCGTAATGCTCAGAGATCGCTGTGAATCCGCGAACGTCAGTAAACATAATCGATAACTCGCGTTCCTCACCACCCAGCTTAAGTGCATCGGGATTCTTTTGTAGCTGTGCGACTTGATCGGGTGAAAGGTATGTCTCGAACTGCTTTTTGATCTGCTGTTTTAACTTGAATTCCATCACGAAGCGCATGAATAGCGCAGATCCCCAGCTTGCGATCAGCGCGCCCACCGCCCAGGTATAGTCAGCGAGCATGCCCAGATGAAATAGATAGAATCCTGTACCGATTGGTAGCGCAGCAAGCACGACAAAAATCAGACCTGCGATACCATATCCCAGGTAACAGATCGTCACCACTGCAATTGCTGCAACCAGCAGACCAGCGCCCAGCTCATACAGATCAAATTCCGCAGGACGCTCGAGACGTGCTTCATCGATCAGCATTTGCAACGCCTGCAGATTAACTTCATATCCATAACTTGTTCCAAGAGGAGTAGCAACAGTATTAGCTAACCCTTCTGCTGTCGGCGCGATAACGACAATCTTTCCTTTTATCGCTGACCAATCTTTTGCAGTGTATGCTACTGATGGAAAGGTATACTTGAAATTGAGCCAGACTCGTGCATTCGCATCGGTTTTGATTGGCGGAATACCAGCAACTCGAATTGCTGAAATACCAGCCTCAGATACTTTAGCTTGATTACTTGCCTCACCGCCAAAGACACGCAAAACCTCAAGTGGTAGAGTAGGATATTTCTCACCTTTGACCTGAATGATCAGCGGCAAGCGACGTACTACACCATCAAGCTCAGGTGCTGTTAGCAGCATGCCCACACCTGCAGCTGATTTACCAATGTCACTGACTGGTCCTATTGCCGCTGGATAATCGAACAGCCAATCTTCAGCACCACCACCGATTGTTGCAAGGCCGCGGGGCACTGGCTCACCTTTGCCTTTTTGTGCTGCAGATTGTGCGATGATGACTGGTGCCTTGCCGAGTTGTTCAACAAATGCAGCATCTCCGCCCAGACGATCTGGCTCTGCAAAAATGATTGGCAGCACAACAGCTGACGCGCCTTCGTCAAATGCACGCTGCATACCTGCGGCAAGAACATCGCGCTTCCAGGGCCATTGACCATTTGTTTCTAGCGCGTCTTCGTCGATCTCAATAACTGCGATGTTTTCTGCCGTGCGTTTTTCCTGTACTCGCTGGTAGTAATCTAAACCTTTTAAGCGTAATACCTCGATAGGATATGGGTCCCAGATACGCAGCACAATTGCTGCAACGAGCACACTAAAGCCAACTACAAGTGTTTTGAGAGTATGTTTCTTCATTTCTTTTGTATTACCTTCACAGATGATTTATCACCAAAGTTTAGCGGGTATGTCTTTGTACCTGCTGCTGTCGTGACCTCAACAGTCAAACTAGCATTTGCTTTCGTGGTGTAGTACAGGATCTGCCCACTATTATCAAGTGACAGCACTGCATTCACTCCGTCGGTGGACCATCCAGGATTTGTGGTCATACTTACTAGAACAGGAACAACCGGCGGCGCGGGTGTAGCTGGCGCCACAACCTTTTCGATTGCCTGCGCAGCTGCTTGTAGCACCGCTGGTTGTATAGCAGCTAGGTCTAGCTTAACCTCAACAGGAGGTGTTTCTTCTGTCTTAGCCACTGTTTCAGCAGCTGGTGGCGTATCGACCTGAGAAACCGCAGTCTTATTACTTTCAGACTTTGTATTTGTGCCTTTTTTTGGCTTGTTGTCTTCTTCATTGCTCGATTGAGTTTGCTTTTCTTTCTTTTGCTCTTTAACGGCCTGCGTCACCTGACGCGGCGTCTCGACGATGAGCATATTATTGATTTTAGATTCGTCCTGAAAGTCTAATACTACTGGTGTAGTAGGTGCTATGCTAGAGGATGCCACGAACGTTGCTTGGTATGCCTGATTTAGTAATACCGTGCCTGATAAATTTGACACAGATATCTCTCCTACTATAGGAGGCAATCCCGACTTGAGCGGTACTGACGGTAACAGCACAATCAAGCTTTTTCCGTCCTCTGATACTGTCATTGAAAAGTCGGTACCACGCACTGATACCTTTGCAGTGGGTGTCTGCACCTTGACATTCTCGCGGCTATTCTTTGCAATAGCTCCGGATGCATATCTGACAGTGCCAAATGCTGCCTTGACCGACAGAGATCCCTTTCCGCTCTTTGGATCGTAGACGAACTCATCGATCTTGAGCTTTGAGAATTCTGTCACCTGCATCTTGGTATTATCCTCAAAGGTAATCGACACTCTGGCCTTGAGTGTTTCCACGGAGTCATTCATCTCGACTCCAACCTGCGCCTTGCCCTCGATCTTTTCTTTACCCCGAACAATCTGCGTGGGTCCAGTTACTTCCATCATCTTGCCCACGAAAGCATTCGCAGACGAAACAGCCGCTAAAGCCAGAGCGATAGCGGCTGTCCGTGCGAACTCCATGATGTATTAGACTAACTCAATTTCCTGGCGGAGTAATCGAATTTGTCGTCTGCGATGGTCCGGTAGGACCGTTCGTTCCAGTCGTTGTCATCACTGGAGCATAACCAGCAGTTGTCTGCACGATCTGAACGTTATTTGTAGAACCTGTCAGAGTATAGTTCAATGTCTGCTTTTCAAGTCCTGCTTGGTAGATCGTCAGGTTATTTGAAGATCCGGTAAGCACAACGGTTTGTTCGTGACCAGTTTTTGCAGCAGCGCCACCTGGGTTTCCGATTTGAGTGGACTTGATATTATTG